CCGAACACGTCTCGGGTGATTTAGTTCGGCATGGGCAGGTGGAATCTGTTATGTGCCGTTCGGGTGTCTTTTTGTTCGTGGTTCTCTACCAAGAGAGAAAAACGTTCCAACCAATTACCTTCGAGATGGACACAGAATTTTCAGCAAACTCAAGCGCACAATTTCTGTTTTCATCAGGTACTTCTTGGTTGGCTTACCTCTATAAGTTTTTCAGTTCGGCTGATAGAGGTCCCTGGTACGGATGGACTGTTCCTCAGTGGTTTGTAGCCTGGTACAATTGGCTAAACCACTCAATGGTGTACATTTTGAGGAAGGACGCGGTGTTCTCTTACGAGATACTGTTTCTGGACTTCTTCTTCGGATGTGTACTGCTGCCACTCGTTGTTTCGCTGGCCTTCGGGTTTAGCGTATTGACGTGTAGGGCAGGGTACAGATTCGCTAGAAGTGGTACACCGGCAATTTTCGGTTTCATCTGTACTTTGGCGGTTAGAACTGGCGGTTTAATGGTTGGCTCACTTCAGTGGGCCTATGGTTTTCCCTCCACAATGGTAGTTTGGGTCTACTACCTGTTGTGGCTCCTCTGGATTCTTCCTGTACTTCCTCACAAGCTCGTCATTGAACTTGTGTTGTTGGTATGGGAGTTTCCATCACTCGTCCGTGTGTTATACGGACAACTCTTTTTCGGCTCCTCCACACAACCTTTGCGTGTGGAGCAAGGGGCGGGAGCAATCCCGTCCGCTCAGGACTTGGCGGGTGGAGCCCGTCTAGCCCTAGCAGAGGGTTTGGCACATGTGAGTGCCAGCGGTGCGTTATCGCACGTGCCGCGTCTCCGGGCTCGTGGGCGCGCTACAAACGCGCTCCAGGGGTTGTTGGAGGGGCCTTGTGGGGCCGCGGGAGACTTCCTGAGAGGGCGGTGGACACCAGACCTCCCCTCTCAGGATCGATCCCCGATCCTCAATGCTCTTCTGGCGACCTCTTCCCAGGAGATGAAGCTCCTAGGTGTAGGAGCAATCCGAACGAATGCCGGTCCGGGCTACAAGAGGGTCGTGTACCTAATTGTAGAAACCCCTCATGGTCGAGAGATGGTCATACCAGCTCTGTTGGCCCGGCTTCAGCAGTATTCTCTCATGAGGGAGAGAACTCCAGAACTGCTCAGAGGGCTGAAGGCCAGAGCAGTCGAGTGGATGAAGGAGCAGGAGGTGCCCGCTTGGGTTTCGGCTTTGGCCGTGCCTGGGTGCGTGGCACGCGCATGCCTTCGTACCACGACAGAGATTGGTGCGGAATCTCTGTTGGAGTCTGCAGGGTTAGGGGGTCTGTTGGTCTCGCCTCAATAGGCGAGCTCCGTCGAGATGGTAGGCGTCTGTGGTGGTATCCCTGTGGATGCCAACGTGGGCGTTGGGTCCTTGGACCTTTCCAGAATTGACGTGGGCTCGTGCGAGAGCAACAGACGGACGATGCGGACGTGGTGGAAGAACCCAGTGCCCGGTTGCTGGGTTCCCCAGGTTCACAGGGGATGTGAACACAACGAAGTGGAGGCGCTGAAACTCCGCCTTCTAGGGTCGTCACTGCCTGCGGAGGTCTTCGGACCGTTGGACCGCAGGGTGTCAGATGAGTTCCGACGACTTAGGTGCTTCAGTAGGAAGTACTTAGATGGTCGATGGACCCTGGAAGAGACCGCAGATAGCTATAGTGGAGCATTGCGGCGGCGCTACCAAGAGGCTTGCAGGTCCCTGCGCGAAGAGGGACAGGTGACTGCTAAGGATGCCAAAATCAAGGCTTTCTTAAAGGCAGAGAAGGTGAATGTCGGGCCTAAGTGGGCAAAACCAAGGTTGATCTGCCCTAGATCACCGAGGTATAACTTAGACCTTGCATCCCGGCTCAAGCCTTTCGAGCATTGGCTTTGGGGCAGGTTGGATGGCAAGTTCATTGGTGGTGGTCAAGGGAGGTTGGTGGCGAAGGGGTTGAATCCGCAGAGGAGGGGTCACTTGATAGAGAGGAAGTTCAAGTCCTTCAAGAACTGCGTGGTGTTCGAGGCGGACGGGAAGGCTTTCGAGGCGCACGTTGGCCCAGAGCAGATTCTGGCTGAACACTCGGTATACAAGGCAGTGTTCCCACATGACAAGGGACTTGCCAAGTTGCTGAGTTACCAAGAGAATCTGACTGGAAGGTTGCAATGTGGAGCGAAGTTTGGCAGGCCGGGTGGTCGGGCATCAGGAGATTTCAACACTGGGATGGGTAACACCATCATCATGTTGTGCGTGGTTAGTGCTGTCATGAGATCTTTCGGGGTTCGCTTCGATCTTCTCGTTGACGGTGATAACTGTCTTGTCTTCCTGGAGCAGTGTGACCTACCGGTGGTCCTAGCTGAGTTCGCTGACCGCAGTAGGGAGTGGTCAGGGCAGGAGTTAGTCTTGGAGCGTCCGGTGCATACGATGGAGGAGATTCGTTTCGGGCAGTCTGCGCCGATATTCTTGGGCAAGAGCGGATGGACGATGGTCAGGGACTACGTCAAGGTGCTTTCGGGCGCCACATCCAGTCACAAGTGGTTGCGGGAACCACTGTTTGCCGAGAGATATCTGCAGGGTGTTGCACGTTGCGAGTTGTCACTTTCCCGTGGGGTCCCAGTGCTGCAGGCATGGGCTCTAAGTATGCTGGAGATATCGAACTCCCGCAAGGTGTTGAAAGATGACCCTTTTGCGGATTACTTCGTTGTGGGTGCGTTCTTTGCTGACGCGGGGAGCGCTCAGCCGGTGTTGCCAGAGACCAGGGTCAGTTTTGAGAGAGCGTTTGGGTGTACAGTGGAGGAACAATTGAGGTTGGAACGCTCTTTCACTTTGCCAGAGGGACAGTCATACCGCCGCCATCAGGGGTATAGAGACTGGGTCCTAGCTGATCCTGGGTTGATGGACACGTGGGTGGAAGAGTCACGTCTGTGAGCGGGGTTGGCAAGAAGAGTATGAGATCGATGAAGTGGGTGGGTCAATGACGGCATCAGTGCCGGTTCCGAGGTAGAAGAGTTCAGCTGCGGGAGCGACAAAGGGTGGTCCGCAAAGCGTGGTCGGGGTTCTGTGCCAGGCGTTCGTTGAGCGAACGGAGCGTAAGTCCTGCTCCCGGGATCCCTGCGGGGAATTGTGGAGAGCTCCAAGTAGTGTAAGGCGGGCGTCATCAGGACTATTCCCTGATTTCGACGTGAGCAGTAGTGATCATCCTTGTCGAGCCTAAACTATGTTCGTCTTCTACCAGAGGCTGGTGTGCCTAGATATTCCACCCGTGGATTAGATTAGCAGCTATGAGCCAACGGCACCTTTCCCTGGGTGTTTCCAAAAAGCAGGGCGCGTCACTGGTATACTACCAGCTCAGTGACGTTGTATCGAGAGGTAGCGTGCCAGCGTGGGGTCTGCAGCCAGCAGAACCTCCAGGTGGTTGGGCAACGATATGTCTCGGGCCGAGGACCGACGACCCCTTCAAAA